GTGGTACTTCAGGTTCCTCAGGTACCTCAGGTTCATCAGGTATTTCAGGTACCTCAGGTTCTAGTGGTACTTCAGGTTCCTCAGGTACCTCAGGTTCATCAGGTATCTCAGGTACCTCAGGTTCTAGTGGTACATCAGGTTCATCAGGTACTTCAGGTTCTAGTGGTACCTCAGGTTCTTCAGGTGCCTCAGGTACTAGTGGTTCATCAGGTACCTCAGGTTCCTCAGGTACTTCAGGTTCATCAGGTGTTTCAGGTACTAGTGGCTCATCAGGTACATCTGGAAGTTCAGGAACCTCAGGTTCTAGTGGTACCTCAGGCTCTTCAGGTATAGATGGTACTTCAGGATCATCCGGTACTAGTGGTTCATCAGGTACTTCAGGTTCTAGTGGTACATCTACAATAGTACAATTCCAAACAGGTTCTAGTTTATTAGAAACATTAACTCAACTTAGAATTATAGATTTTGATTCTAATGTGTTTGTAACAGCAAGTGGTACCGAATTAATATTACAATTTGGTGTTCCTGCATTACCTACTTTAGGAAGTAAAGCAGTATCTGGGTTTACTACTAATAGATTTAGTGGACCTGGTACTGGTGCTTATGTAATAGATAATAATTATTCATTTACATTAAACTACACTTTAGACCCTACAAACACCTTTGTTTCAGGAGCTTTAATATCAACAGTAAATGGAACTGAAGTGGAAGTAGATACTGATGTAGTTAATGATGGTACTTTAAACTTTAATATTAATGGAACTGCTTACGAAACATACCTTCATTCTGGATCTCATACTTTCTATGGAAGTTTATGTGTTCAATTAGCAGACGGTTCTACTATTAGTGTAGACTCCGGAAATTATAGCGGAACTACTTTAAGCAAATCAGATCCAGGAGACCCGGCAATTAATTTAAGTTATTCTTTAACTGGGGGTACTAGTTTTATTAGTGATAGTGATACTAATGATTATGATACTTCTAATATAGAAGAGGGAGTAACAGGTACTATTACATTTACAACTACTGGGGGTTCAACTAATGGTTGGACATCAAATGGTATTACTCAAACTGCAGGTAGCAGTAGCCCTATTACAGTAACAGCAACCGGTGCTATCAGTACTTTAACTGTTAGTGAAAGTTGGGATTCAAACGGATTAGGAACTCCAATAACTCCAATTGGAGGAGCCCAAACTAGAAGTAAAAGTTATAGTAGAATAATTTCAAGACGTCATGGAGCTTCAATTAGTAGTTCATTTAGTGAAGCTGAATTACAAGATCTTTTAAATTGGGAGGGGGGAGCAGCAGTTGAAAGTGGAGATATTGTATTTGGGGATGTTGACCCTAATGGAAACACAGTAAGTATAGATGTAACAACAACACCAAAATATATTTATATCATATATGATGAAGGACAAAATGATTTAACACAAATAGTACAAAATCAACAAAATATTTTAAATAGTTTTACTAAAACGGTAGTAGGAGGATATAAAGTTTACAAAGGACCTTTAATTACTCTATTGCCTACAACTTTTGAAGCAACATTATATACTTAATAAAAAATGCCATTATTAGCAGGAGGATTTACAATACAAGCTTCAGTTCCTATTGACGATAGATTTTTCGTTACGGGAAGCAGTAACTTATTTGGCATCCAAACTGTTTACAATGGTTTAACAGTATATGTTACAGGATCAAATGAATATTATTTAGTAGTTGATGAAGACCAAACAAATACTAATTTAGGATGGAGACAACTTCCTACTCATTATGTTACTTCTAGCACAGCAGCAATTAGCTCAACTACTACCATATATGATATAACAACAGGTAGCCAAACTAACGCTGAAGATATAAATTATCATAGTGCTCATTCTGATTATCAAATTTATGATAATAATGGTACAAGAGCAGGTTCTTTAATTGCTTCATTTAATGGTAGCAATTTAGATTATACAGATTTTAGTAATGCAGGAACTGGTGATCAATCAAATCACATAGAATTGCAAGTTGTATTAATAACTGATGGGATAAGAATCCAAGCTGTTAACACAGACGGGATAAAAACTCCTGAAGTAAAGATTTCTACCCGACTTTTATAATATTTATAAATAAACAACATGCCCAACACCCCAATATGGCACGGATCTAGTTCATTTTTCCCAGGAGATACACCTTTTGGGTTTTATGATAATGATTTAGACTTTCAATGTGATGCAGATAAAGTATCTGTATTTTGTGCCCGTCGTTTAGGATATCCTTTAGCTGACGTAGAATTACAAGATATTAATTTTTATACTGCATTTGAAGAAGCAGTAACTACGTATGGTAATGAAGTATTTGCTTATAAAGCAAGTGAAAATTATCTTTCATTAGAAGGGTCTACAACAGGATCTAATTTAAATTATAAACTTACTCAACCTAATTTAGGGGCTGAAATTAGAATAGCTGAATCTTATGGAGTTGAAGCAGGAGTAGGAGGCAACGTTGAATGGTATTCCGGAAGTATAGATTTAGTAGCTAACCAACAATTATATGATTTAAACTCATGGGCTTCTTCATCAGGAATAGAAAGTGGTGATTTAGAAATTAAAAAAGTTTATTATGAAGCTCCTCCATCAATTGTAAGATATTTTGATCCGTATGCTGGTACTGGTACTGATGTACAAGGATTATTAGATGCTTTTGGATTTGGTAATTATACTCCTGGTATTAATTTCTTATTAATGCCTATTAATTTTGATTTATCTAAAATTCAAGCTATTGAATTTAATGATACTATTAGAAAATCTAATTATAGCTTTGAACTTATAAATAATAAATTAAGAATTTTTCCTATTCCTAATAATAGTGGAACTTTGTGGTTTAAATATATATTAAAATCTGATAGAAACAGAGCAACCGTTACAGGCAGTTTAGAAACTGGAGTAGTAACTGATATTTCTACTGTTCCTTATGTTAATCCTACATACAAATACATTAATTCTATAGGCAGACAATGGATATTTGAATATACTTTAGCTCTAGCTAAAGAAATGTTAGGATACATTAGGGGCAAATACACAACCGTTCCTATCCCAGGAGCAGAAGTTACTCTTAATCATGGTGATTTAATTTCTGCCGCAACTACTGAAAAAACAGCATTAATAGAAAGATTAAGAGGTTATTTAGATGAAACTTCTAGAAGTAAATTATTAGAAAAAAAAGCTAATGAAGCTGAGTTCTTACAAAAAGATTTAAATAAAATACCTTACACAATTTATATTGGCTAATGGCATTATTTGGAAGAACACGTGATGTAAATTTAATAAAAACAATTAATCGTGAATTGTTAGGGGATGTTATTACTCAACAATGTTCTTTTTATAAAATAAGATTAGAAGAAACCACATTTAATCTATATGGAGAAGCAGCAGGAGGAAAATTTTATGATGGTCCTATTATATTTAATTGTCTAGTAGAAAGAGCCGACCAAGATTACCCAGAAAGTGATTTAGGTGTTGACTTTAATTGGAGTATAATTTTTAAATTTCTTAGAGAAGATATATTAAATGCAGGAATGCAACCTGAGGTAGGAGATATTATTTTATATAATGATGGTTATTATCAAGTAGATAATATAATTTCTAACCAATATTTTATGGGTAAAGATCCCAATTACCCTAATGAGCCCAATCCCCTTAATCCAGGCTTAAGTGATTTTGGAGGTAATTTATCTTACATAGTTAAAACACATTACGAACCTGCTGATAAATTCGGCATTACTAAAGAAAGATTTTAATGGCAGAACAAGGTAAAACCCCAATTCCAAAATCCCAAAGAGAAATCTCTAAAGGATTACAAGAACCCTATATTGAAGGTAATAATCCTAACAATGTTACCAAATATGCTACTACATTAGCTGATGCTCGTGCTAATAATCAAGTAGTTGATCCTGGTAGAGCTTCTAGAATTTCCCAAAAAGAAGATACCTGGAAGCCCTTTACTATTGGTATTAAAGATTTAGATGAAGCTATTAAATACTACTTTGATAATGTTATTCGTCCTAGTGTAGTTCAAAATGGGAACAGAATAGCAGTACCTACTATATATGGCTCTCCTGAAAGATGGAAATCTGTTCAAAAAGATGGATACTACAGAGATAAAAAAGGTAAAATTATGGCTCCGCTTATTATGTATAAGCGAACAAATATAGATAGGAATAGAGGAATTACTAATAAAGTTGATGCTAACTTTCCCCAAAATTATGCAGTTTTTCAACAATCATATTCAAAACAAAATCATTATAATAATTTAAGTGTATTAAATGGGGCTAAACCTATTAAAACTTATCAAGCAATTGTAATTCCTGATTTTGTTACTTTTACATATTCATGTGTAATTTATACCTATTACATGGAACAATTAAACCAAGTTATAGAATCTATAAATTATGCTGCTGATACTTATTGGGGAGATCCTCAACGTTTTAAATTTAGAGCTATGATTAATGGATATCAAACTATTACTGAATTAAACGTAGGACAAGAACGTACTGTTAAAGGTAATTTTGATATTAAATTAAATGGTTATATTATACCAAACGTTATCCAAAAAGATCTTACTGCTCTTAAGAAATTTTCAAGTGATTCTAAAATTATTATGGGACAAGAAACAGTTGAAAATTTAACTAGAGATAGAGGAAATAAATTTATTGAAAATGTTAATACAAATCTAGATTAAAAATGGCCGAACAAAAACTTACTTCTGAAGAAATTCAAGAAATCAAAACTATACAAGAAACTCAAGAAAAGTTAATAAATGATTTTGGCGAACTAGAATTTCAAATTCAAAGCTTAGAACTTCAAAAAGAAAAATTAGTTGAACAACTAGAAAGTTACAAAACTAAAGAAATAAAAATCGCTAATCAATTATCTCAAAAATATGGGAATGGTACTATAAATGTAGACCAAGGAATTTTTCAATCATAAAAAATGTTTTGAACCCTTTTTGCATATTTATCGGTAAGACAATTGTTTAACAATACTTTAACTTTAAAAATTCGAATTTTAACATGGCAGAACAAATAATCTCCCCAGGAGTGTTCCAGAACGAAAATGTTCCTATAACACTCGAAGCAGCTGCAGCTCCTATAGGTGCAGCTATTGTAGGTCCCACAGTCAAAGGACCTATAGGTATTCCTACAACTGTAACTACTTATAGTGACTTTAAAACTAAATTTGGTAGCACATTAGTAAGTGGTGGTGTTCAATACTCTTATTTTACCTCAATCTCAGCTCAAAACTACTTTAAGCAAGGAGGTTCTAACTTATTAGTAACAAGAGTAGCTAGTGGATCTAATTCATTTACAGCCGCTACATCCTCAAACGTTATTACTGGAAGTGGAACAGGTATATACTCAGGACATTCACCTTCTCAAGTATTCGTCCTTCAAACCCTTTCTGAAGGTGCAAACCAAAACAGCACTAGTTCCCTCTTAGCAGGAGGAGCACTTGATTCAGGATCAGCAGATAACCTAAGATGGGAAATCACCAACGTAGATACAGGATCAGGTATCTTCACCCTTAATATTAGACAAGGTAACGATAGACAAGCTGACAAAACTATTCTTGAATCTTGGAGAGGTGTTTCCCTTGATCCTAAACGAGATGATTACATTGCTAAAGTAATTGGTAACCAAACATTTAGCATTGGTACAGAAGGTGAAGATTCATTTGTTTCTGTAACAGGTGAATATCCTAACAAATCTAAGTATGTAATTGTAAAAACAGTTAATAACCCAACCCCAGATTACCTAGATGGAGCAGGAAATGCAAAAAACCAATGGACTGCATCCCTCCCAGCTGCTCAAAGTGGATCATTTGGAAATGCTGTAGGTGAATTAATTGCTGGTGGAGGTACAGGAGTTACTAACTTCTATAAAGATATCTCTAATACAAACTCTCAAGGTTTGATTGCTAATGATTATAGTGCTTCAATCCAATTATTAAAGAACAAAGATCAGTATAATTATAATGTACTTAGTGTTCCTGGATTAGTTTATGCTTTCTCTTCTCACTCTACTGAACTTGATAATATTATCACTAATACTACTACTAGAGGTGATAGTATCTTACCTATTGACTTAGTAGGATATGGTTCAACTGTTGCTTCAACCGTTACTCAAGCAAACAACTTGAATACTAACTATGCAGCAGCATATTGGCCTTGGTTATTAGTTAATGAAGAAGACACAGGTGCTAATGTATGGGTTCCTGCATCAACAGTAATCCCTTCAGTTTATGTTTATAATGATAACACATCTGAAGCTTGGTTTGCTCCTGCAGGTTTCACTAGAGGTACTATGCCTAACGTAGTAGCTCCTGAAAAAACATTGCCACGTGGCTTAAGAGATACTTTATACAACGCTAAGATTAACCCAATCGCTACCTTCCCAGGTACAGGTGTTGTAGTTTATGGTCAGAAAACATTACAATCTTTATCAACTGCACTTGATAGAGTAAATGTTAGAAGATTGTTGATTACTCTTAAAAACTTTATTGGTAACGTTTCTCAAAACCTTGTTTTTGAACCTAACTCACTCCAAACTAGAAATAGCTTCTTGAGTGTTGTTAATCCTTACTTAGAAAGCGTTCAACAAAACCAAGGTTTGTATGCGTTTAAGGTAGTAATGGATGACTCAAATAACGGTCCTGATGTAATCGATAGACAGGAGTTAAGAGGTGCTATTTACCTACAACCAGTTAAAACCGCAGAATTTATTGTACTTGACTTCAATCTCCTTCCAACAGGAGCTGAATTCCCAGCATAATAAATTTTTTACAAAAATAAAGAAAGGGGTTGGATTTTATCCAACCTCTTTTTTTTTTAAATATTTATAGATAACCCCAAACAAGGGTTTTAAATTTATAACTAACATTAAAAATAATAATCATGGCGATATTAGATCCAAACGAAATATTTTTTACAGCGTTTGAACCCAAACAGCAGAATAGATTCCTCATGCTTGTTGATGGTGTACCTTCGTACTTTATCAAGGGTGTAGGGGCAATTTCATTAACACAAGGAGAAGTAACTCTTAACCACATTAACGTATACAGAAAAGTAAAAGGTAAGACCACTTGGGGTAACGTACAGTTAACCCTTCATGATCCAATCTCACCTTCTGGAACACAAACCATTATGGAATGGGTAAGATTACACCACGAATCAGTAACAGGTAGAGATGGTTACTCTGACTTCTACAAGAAGGACGTAACATTAAACATCTTAGGTCCTGTTGGTGATATCGTTTCTGAGTGGGTATTAAAAGGATGCTTTATTGTAGATGCTAACTTCGGTGACTACAACTGGGACAACGAAAACGCTGCTCAAAATATCACAATGACCCTTGCTCCAGATTACTGCGTATTAAATTACTAATCGATCTGGCAAAATCCAAAAAGGAGCGCACGAAAGTGCGCTCTTTTTATTTTTCGATATATTTATATCAAACATAAAAGTTATTTATAATGAGTGAAGAAAAAAAATTTAAGTTTCCTACGGAAATTGTAGAGTTGCCTTCGAAAGGTTTACTTTACCCTAAAGACAATCCTCTGTCATCTGGCAAAATCGAAATGAAGTACATGACTGCTAAAGAAGAGGATATTTTAACTAACCAAAATTACATTAGACAAGGCGTTGTTCTTGATAAGTTGATGCAGTCGTTGATTGTATCAAAAATCAATTATGATGACCTTGTAGTGGGCGATAAAAACGCTATAATGGTTGCCTCTCGTATTTTAGGTTATGGTAAAGATTATACCTTTGAATACGAAGGACAAGAAGTTACAGTTGATTTATCTGAAATTGAACCTAAATGGATTAATGAAGAACATTTGGTAGAACCTAACACTAATGAGTTTAGTTATACCTTACCTCATACTGAAACTCAAATTACCTTTAAAATTCTAAACAATAAGGATGAAAAAGCTATTGAAGCTGAAATTAAAGGTGCTAAAAAGATCAACAAATTAGCCTCTCCAGAACTATCTATGAGATTAAAACAAATGATTCTTTCAGTAGGTGGAGATGATAACCGTAAAACAGTTAGAGAGTTTGTAGATAACTATCTTTTAGCTCGTGATTCAAGAGCATTAAGAGAATATATTAAGGAGATTCAACCCGATATGGATTTAACATTTGATTTTTACCCTGAAGATGGGGGTGATACTCAAGAAAGTGTTAAAATTCCTATCGGGGTTACGTTTTTTTGGCCTGACGCCTGAGTATAGGATAAGCATGTTTGCTATGATACATGATATAGTATATCATGGTAATGGCGGTTTCGATTGGGAGACAATATATAACATGCCTATTTGGCTAAGGCGCTTTACATACAATAGAATAGCGCAACATGTCAAGGAACAAAACGAAGCAACCCAAGGTGCTGCCCAACAAACTGCAGGAGGCACAACTCGACAAATTGACTTCACTAAACCACCCCCTGACATAAAACCCGGGCAGCGCGTATAAAGGGAGGCACCGCAAAGGCGGTGCCTCTTAATATTTATATAAAAAACAACACTGCATGGCTTCTGAAGAACAGATTAATAATCAGTCAAGATTTAACGACCTACAAAGAAACAGTAATGAGTTATTAGCAGACTACCAAGCTGGTATAAGGGAATCTTCTGAATTTGTGTCTGTTCTTACTACACGCTCTTCTCAATTAGTAGATACATTAAAAGATGTTGTTAAAGAAAAAGGAAAAGCATCCCAAGCTGATAAAGATTTAATTAGTAGCGTTACTAAAATTAATAATTTAACTAAAGATTTTGCAACCCCTTATACAGATGCTGGTAAAGCTATAAGAGATACAAATAAAGCTACAGAATTACATGCTCGTTTATTAAAAGACGTAAGAGTAATAGGCAATAAATTAGGAGCAGATAGATTAGTTCAAGCTAATGAATACTTAAAATTAGAAGAACAAGTATATAAAAACGAACAACAATTAGCTGCCCAAAGAAGTTCTGCAACTTCCGCACAACTCAAAGCCAGTGAAGAAATAATTGAAAAAGACCGAAATCATATAGAAGTTTTAAGACAAAAAGATAACTTTAACCAAAAATTCATAGGCACTGGCCAGGACTTAATAAACTTCCAGGAAGGTCTAAATGTTAAAGTACAAGCAGAGGCGGCGGCAAAAGATGATTTAGCGAATAAACAAAATGCATATAATGCAGCATTAGGTCAACAAGATATAGCTCAACAAGCTTTAACAGAGGCTGAAAAGGTTTTGAATGCTGCTAAAGCCAGTGGAAACGACAATGCTATCAAGGCTGCTGAGGATGAACTTTCAGCAAAACAACAAATATATAATCAAAATAAAAGGGCTACAGAACAAGCCAAACAAATGGTTAATGTATCTCGTGATAGTTTATCCCAAGCTGAAGATGCATATAATGAAATTGAAAAAGGATATAAAATTCGTCAAGAAGCAGTAAAAGCTGCTGAAGAAGAAAGAAATATAGCAAGAGAAGGAGCGGATGTTGGAGCTAAAGCATTAGCTGATAGTCAATATCGTTTAGATTTACAACGTGATCATTTAGATGAATCTAAAAATTTACTAGATGCTGAACAACAACTTTATCTTGAAGGTAAAAAAGCTGTAGACAATTCTAGAGCAGGATTAGATTATCTTAAAGAAGAGAAAAAAAGAGTACGTGAAATAGTACATGCCCAAACTATGTGGAATTTATCTTTAGGTGCTGCTGAAGGTATTCTTAAGAAAATGGGTTTAGATAATCAAATTATTACTGTAGGTTTAGACGAAGGTAAAAAAGCCGCCGAAGAATATGCTGCTGAGTTAGTAAAAGGAAGACAAGAAGCTAGAGGAGCAGCAGCATTAGCTAAACAAGAAGAATTTGCAGCATTAGAAGCACTAAAAGCAGCAGAACAAAGTTTGGCTGATGCAAAAGCAAATGGAAGCGCTGCTTCAATTCAAGCTGCACAAGATGAATATAATGAAAGATTAAAAACTGCTAACGTTGCTACCCAAAACGCCTCAGAAGCTGAAGTTGCTTCTAATAAAGCTAATTCATTAACTACTAAAGTAGTAGACTCATTCAAAATATTAGGTAAGGGTATTGGTGGTACTTTTAAAGGCATGGCCTCTGAACTTAAAGCATTAGGTTTAGCTGGAATTTTAATAGGAACATTTAAAACAGCATTTAAACTTATTGGAGGTAATGTAGTTACAGGATTCCTTGGGGATCTTAAGAACAAATTTATGTCTGGGTTTAATTACCTAAAAGAACAATTTTTCTCTCTTGATTCATATATAGCAGATGCTAAAGCCGGTGACCAATTAAATCAACAACTTTCCCAAGCTGCAGCAGATTTAGCTACCAACTTAGGGGTATCTACTAAAAATGCTAAAGAATTAACCCAACAAGCTGGAAAATTTGCAGGATCATTAGGTATGATGCCTGAAGAACTAGCAGCAGCTACTGGAGAATTAAATAAAGCATTTGGATCTACCCAAAAATTCTCTGATGATACTGTAAAAACATTTGGTCAATTAACCCATCTATATGGTTTAACAAATGAAGAAGCCTCTGAATTTGTCAAATTGTCACAATTATCAGGTCAGGAGGCATCAGACACTACACTAACGTATAAAACACAAATACAAGCACTTAAAGAACGTAATAATGTTGCTATTTCTGAAAAAGAAATAATGGCTGAAATTGCTAAATCGAGTGCTGCTATGCAATTAACAGCAAGAGGCCAAGGCAAATCATTAGCAGAAGCTGCTTTTCATGCTAAAAAAATGGGTCTTTCTCTTAAACAAGCTGAAGGTATTGGTAATAGTTTACTTGATTTTGAAAGTTCTATTGCTAATGAAATGGAAGCTGAATTGCTAATTGGTAGGGATCTTAATTTAGAAAGAGCAAGATCAGCTGCGTTACAAGGTGATTTAGCTACAGTTGCTAAAGAAGTAGCAGGACAAATAGGATCAGCTGCTGAATTCGGTAAAATGAATGTTATCCAACAAGAAGCATTAGCTAAATCTGTTGGTGTAAGCAGGGATGAGTTAGCAGAAATGTTAAAAACTCAAGAACTTTTAGCGGGTACTGGATTTGATGATATGAATGATGCTCAAGCAAAATTCAAACAATTATTAAAAGAAACTGGTTCTGAAGAAAAAGCATTAGCTAAAATGAAAGAAATGGGCGCCTCAGATGCTCTTCAAGACCAAATGAGGCAAGTTTCTTTACAAGAAAAAAGAGCTATGCAAGAAAGAGCAATAGCAGCCGCCCAAGCTCAATTAGCATCAGCTGTAAATAAATTATTTGATGCGTTCTATAAAGTAGAAAAAATTGTTAAGGAAATAAAAGCTACTATTGTAGAACAAATGAAACCCTTCTTTGATCAATTTGGAGGATTAGTTGGTGATGGTGGAGAGGCTTTTAAAGAAAAAGTTTTACCATATGCTAAACAACTTGGCAAATTTTTAAACGATGTAGGATTACGCCTAACAGAAATTGTAAAAGATCACGGTCCTCAAATTGGAAGAATATTTGATGGAATACTCAAAATGTTTGGTTCTATTTATAGTGTAGTTGGAGGTGTCATTAAACAATTATTAGGTATTAGTGATGCTGGGTCAGCTGCAGATGGATTTTTTGGAGGTATAGAATCTACTATAAACACTATAATTGAAAAACTTAAAAACGTAGATATAAGTGTTATAACTGATAAAGTTAAAGGATTTATTGAATCCGTAAAAAATATTTTTAATTTTATTTTTGAAAAAATTGGTGCTTTAGGAAGTTTTTTAGGTAAAAATAAAGGATTAACTAAAACTGCTGGGATGGGTGCTCTAGCTTTAAATTTTGCTCCCGATACAACTAAAAAAATAGTAGGAAGCACATTAAAAGGGTTAGGAGGATTAATAGCACCTAATTTATTTGGAAAAAGGGGCCAATCAAAATCTGCTCCTATGTTTGTTCAAGATGTTAGTGGGGGAGCTGGAGGGGGATTAATGGATATGGTAGGTAAAATGGGGGGTCGTCAAGCAGGTATTGGAGGTGGATTTAAAAAAGGATGGAAAGGCTTATTTGATTACGCCAAAATGGCCCTTAAACCAGGTAAAGCTGGACAAGTTGGTAGAGCTAGAATTGCTCGAGCAGCTAAAGGATTAGTTACAGGACAAGGTGCTTCATTTGTAGGAGGTACTGGTAAAGGTGCTGCCCAAGCCGCAGGTCAATTAGGTAAATTAGGAGGAATAGCAGGTAAATTAGGCACTGTTGGTAAAAGTTTAGGTAAATTAGCAGCTGGAGGAGGAATCGGAGCTGTTGTAGGATTAGCAGCAGAAGCAACCTTAGGAGTCTTTCAGAAAAAAGCAGAAGCGGCTGCAGGGGCTTTAGATGAACAAATTGCTATGACTAATGACGCAGGTAAAGCTGCTGAATTGGAGGCAAAACGATCTAAAAAAATAGAAGCAGCTCGTAACTTACAAATAGCAGGTACTACAGCTAAATACGCAGGATTAGGTGCCACTATTGGTAGTGTAATCCCAGGAGTAGGTACAGCGGTAGGTGCGGCTGTAGGTGCTCTTGCAGGATTTACAGTTGGTATAATTGATTCCGAAAAAGCTAGAAAAAGAGATGAATCTGAAGCAGGTAAATTTGCTAGAGAAATGCAATTATCGGCTATGAAACATCAAAAATCATTAGCTGAATTTGATGTTAGATCTGCTACTATGAGGGCCAATGCTGCTAAAAAAGCAGCTGATATAGAAATTGCTGCTAAAGATAATTTTGCTAAACAATTAGCAGGAGCAAATGCAACTTTTGAAGACTTACAAAGTATGGATATAAAACATACTGACGAAGCTTTTAAAAAACTTGCTACAGAAGCCCTTAACGCAGGTAACATCACAGAAAAGGAATATATAGCGGCTTTAAAAGGCAGCTTAGATCCCCTAAAAGTATTAGAATTAGCAGCTTCCCGTTCAGGAGAAAGAATAAATGAATTAACCAATGCAGCAATTAATGCTGCAGATGCTGTAGGAAATACTCTTAAAAACCAAATGCTTAAAGCAGCCGGGGTTAATGAAGATGTAGTTAATGCTCAATTAAATGCTATCCAAGCAATTTCAGCTAATGCCGAAATAGGAGCCGCAGACTTATTTGGAAAATACTCAGGAGATCTTAGAAGAACCTTTGGTGATGTAGAAGCAGTTTCCGCCCTTAGAGGGGAAGATGCCGATGCCTCTGGTCTTATGGCTGATATAGCTAAACAGTTTAAAGATAGTGGAGCTTCGGATGAACAAGTTAAATTAGCTATGGAAATGTATGCTAATCGACTTGAAGCAGCTGGGGAAAATTTTGATTTAGATGAAGTTGGAGATATTACTAAATTTCAACAAGGAATAGGGGATGCTCTCCAAACAGTACTTAAATCTGATATAGTAAAAGCCGAAGCTGCTGCTTCTAGTGCTAAGGCTTCTGCGCTTACCCAAATTGATGATAGTGGTATTATTGACCAATTAGCTTCTTTAAGTAAAGAACAATTATACGGAGATGAAGCCCTTCAAAGCTTATTATCAACAATTGGAGTAGATATGGCTACTATAGCCGAAGATGGTATAACAGGAGACGAACAAAAAGCAATTCAAGAAAAATTAACAGTAGCTTTAACCGAGGGTCTAATGGGGGTAGAAGGAGGTAATGCTAACCTTCTTAAAGATCTTCAAACAACCCTCTCAGGTGATGAAGCTGCTAGAGCAGAATTAACTAAAGCTATTGCTGATGGTACTTATTTAAAAGCGGCTGATGAATCTGCGAAAACTTCTGCGACTATTGAAATTAATCCTAAATCTGAAAAAGGATTATTTGCTAACTTTAAAGAAAATTTTGTAGAAAATATTGATGCAGTCAAAACTTACTTTAAGGATTCATTTACAGGAGGTTTTGATATCATAAAAAATATATTTAAAGGCAACTTCTCAGAAGCTTTTGAAGGTATTAAGAAAAAGTTTTTTGCTTTACCTACTTTGCTAGGAAAAGTAATAAAAAGTGGCGCAAGTTTAATGTGGAAAAGCTTTTTAGGTTTTATAAAACTAGCAGTTACAGTAGGCCCTAAAATATATGATGCTATTAAAAACGCAGCTAAAAAAATTAAAGATACACTTATATCAATATTTAAAAAAGTTACAGAAAAGGTTAAAGAATTTTTCCAAGATCCAGTAGGTTCAATTAAACGAGGATTTGAAGCCGCAGTAGATTTTATTAAAGAAAAATTCTTTAGTATTAAAGACGCAATTTTTGAAAAATTCCAATCTGTTGGAGACTGGATAAAAGAAACAATATCAGGGGCTTTATCAGATTTAGGAGCTGCTCTTGGTATTGATGATTTAGGGGGAAAACTTAAAGAAGGATTTGAGGGTATGATTGGCACTGCTAAAGACAAATTTGCTGCTTTTAAAGAAACTATTTTTAGCATATTCTCAGGAATAGGAGAAACTATTATGGGAGTTATTAAAGGCCCCCTTAATACTATGATTGGGTTAATTAATAAAGTAATTGATAGTATTAACTCTTCTTTATCTTTTGAAATCCCAGGAGTATCAGCATTCGGAAAACAACTTACAGATCCTATTTCAATTAAAACTACTATTCCAACAATCCCTATGTTAGCAGAAGGAGGTATAGTAGAACAAGCTACTTTAGCTGTAATAGGTGAAGCAGGTCCTGAAGCAGTAATTCCCCTAGATCAGATAGGTAAATTAGCTAAAAATGATTTTTCTACAAAACTTAAACCTGATGAACCAAATCAAGCATTAAAATTTAAAATAGAAGTAGAGCCTATAAATTTAAATAATAGTATTACTTTACCTGAAGCTATAGATTTTGGTAAGCTTATTTTACTTCCTGATACTATAAATTTAAATAATTTTGTATTCCCTCCTGATACTATAGATTTAAATAATTTTATTCTTTACCCTAGTCCTGTAGATTTAAACAATTATATAATTTATCCTGAACCTATTAATTTAGGTAATTATCTAACTCCACCATTACCTATAGTAATGGATGATTATGTATTTGCCCCCACTCCTATAGAATTAAACAACTTTATACT